TGACGAAGACGAATTAAAAGGCCGTGATGACGAAATGGATGCTGATATGCATGACATCGAAGATGAAATGGCAGACGGCGAAGAAGTAGACGTTGACGTAAATGTTGACGATGAAGAACTAGTTGCTGAAGCAATTACACTTCAAAAAATTACACCACAAATGGGTGACGCAGGTTCACAAACTAGAAGCCCAGTAGATGCTAACTCAGGTCAAAAAGGAATGGATGCACATCCAGTAGACTTTGACAAAGGTAATGCAGGAGAACAAGGACGTCCAGCTCCTAAAGCTAAAGACGTTGATGGTTCTTCTAGCTTCCAGAATCAGCCGGGCAAGAACGCAAAAGCACAAAGTGCCGCTCCTAAGCCCGTGACAGCACAGGCTTCAGGTGTAAACACTAAGTCTGTAATAGATTAAGGAACTGATACAATGGCTTTGTATCTAAAAGAACACTTAACGTTCGACCGAGCAGAAATGATGGTCGAATCGGTGAAAGAAGGTGATTCCGAACTGAAGACTCTTTATATGAAGGGCATCTTCATTCAGGGAGGGGTAAAAAACGCAAACGAACGTGTTTACCCCGTCTCTGAGATTGGAAATGCTGTAGACACCCTCAACACACAAATACAAGAAGGTAATTCTGTATTAGGTGAAGTTGACCATCCCGATGACTTAAAAATCAACTTAGATCGTGTATCACACATGATCACTAAGATGTGGATGGACGGGCCAAATGGCTACGGCAAATTAAAGATTTTACCAACTCCGATGGGTCAGTTAGTTCAGACCATGTTAGAGTCAGGGGTAAAACTTGGAGTATCTAGTAGAGGTAGCGGAAACGTTAACGATATGGATGGCCAAGTAAGTGATTTTGAAATAATCACTGTAGATATTGTTGCACAACCAAGTGCTCCTAATGCTTATCCTAAAGCAATATACGAGGGCCTCATGAATATGAAGCACGGACATAAAGTTTTAGAAGTAGCAAGAGAAGCGAGAGGCAACAAGCAAGTAGAACGGTATTTGAAAGACGAGATTTCTCGTTTAATCAAAGACTTAAAGATAGACTTAAAATAGAGGGGAAAACAGCATGTTAGATGCTATCAAACCATTAATTGATTCAGGACTTATTAATGAAGACGTTGCAGGTGAACTAGAAAGCACTTGGAATACTAAGTTAAATGAGGCCAAAGATCAAGTTCGTGGTGAACTCAGAAATGAATTCGCACAAAGATACGAACATGACAGAAGTGTGATGGTTGAAGCCCTGGATAAGATGATTACAGATTCTCTAAGTGAGGAAATTAAAGAATTCCACGAAGAGAAAACTGCGATTAACGAAGATCGTGTAAAAGCGAAAATGAAACTTAAAGAAAGTGCAAAGAAATTTAATAACTTCATGGTAACTAAGTTAGCAGAAGAAATTAAAGAACTACGTGCAGACCGCAAGATTCAGTTGGAAAACCAAGATAAACTTCAGAAGTTTATTGTTCATGCATTGGCTAAAGAGATCAAAGAATTTGCTCAGGATAGACAAGCAGTGGTAGAACAACGTGTCAAGTTAGTAGCAGAAGGACGCTCAAAATTAACAGCATTGAAAGAGAAATTTATCTCTGAAAGTGCCGCAAGATTGAGTAAATCTGTCGCATCTCATCTCAAAGGTGAATTATCACAACTTAAAGAAGATATTCAAATTGCTAGGGAGAATAACTTCGGCCGTAAGATATTTGAAACATTCGCAGGTGAATTCAGCACAACTTATCTAAATGATAAGGCTGAAACACGTAAGATCGTTTCTGTATTAAATGGAAAAGAAAAAGAACTAGCAGAATCAAAAGTCAGACTTGCGAAAGCAGTTCAGATAATTGAATCTAAAAACCGTGAAGTAAACATTATCAAAGAATCAACTCAACGTGGAAAGACTTTAGACAATTTAGTGTCATCTTTAAACAAAGAGAAATCTTTAGTAATGCGATCTTTATTAGAAAGTGTTCAGACGCCAAAGCTGAAGAACGCATTTGATAAGTACTTACCAGCAGTATTGAATGAAGGAAGTGAAAAGAAATCTGAAAAGAAATCTCTAACTGAATCTGTTTCAACTGCACGAACTGGTAATAAATCTGCCAAGAAAGAACAAGTTAGGGAAGATGACAATGTTATCGATCTTAAGCGCCTGGCAGGGCTTTAATATAAACTAGACAAAGATTTAGGAGAAAATAATCATGTCACAAGTACTCTTAGAAAGCCGTTGGGACGAAACGAAAGACGCCCTACTTGAAGGCTTAAAAGGCACACGCCGCTCAACAATGGGTGTGGTCCTAGAAAACACTCGCAAAGGTCTCTTAAATGAGAATGCTACCGCTGGTAGTACCTCTGCAGGAAATATAGCAACACTTAACCGTGTAATCTTACCAGTAATCAGAAGGGTTATGCCTACTGTTATTGCTAACGAACTAGTCGGCGTTCAGCCAATGACTGGTCCTGTTGGACAGATTCACACATTACGTGTTCGTTATGCTCAGTCATTGACTGACAACTCAGCAGCCGCTACTTCGGTAACAGCTGGTGAAGAAGCATTATCACCGTTCAAAATTGCTCAGGCGTACTCACGTACTTCTTCGGCAGCAGGAACAGCCGCTTCATATACTGGTGCTGATACAGCAACTTTAGAAGGTAATGGTGGTAAACAAATCAGTGTGCAAATCTTAAGACAAGCTGTTGAAGCGAAGTCACGTAAGTTACAAGCACGTTGGACATTTGAAGCCGCTCAGGACGCACAGTCTCAGCACGGCATCGATGTCGAAGCAGAAATAATGGCTGCTTTAGCACAAGAAATCACTGCTGAAATCGATCAGGAGATTTTACTATCTCTTAGAACGTTAGCGGCAACTGAATTCACTTATAACCAGGCAGCTGTATCAGGTACTGCTACTTATGTTGGTGATGAACATGCGGCACTTGCTGTATTAATCAACAGAGTTGCAAACTTGATTGCTCAAAGAACACGTAGGGGCGCAGGTAACTGGGCTGTTGTGAGTTCTGCGGCCTTAACTGTATTACAATCTGCTACTACATCAGCATTTGCTCGTACAACTGAAGGAACTTTTGAAGCTCCTACTAACACTAAGTTTGTTGGTACGTTGAACGGCGCTATGCGTGTTTTTGTTGATTCATATGCTCCTGATACTCAAGCAGTATTAGTTGGATATAAAGGATCTTCTGAAACTGATGCGGCAGCCTTCTATTGCCCATATATTCCATTAATGAGCAGTGGAGTTGTACTCGATCCAGCTACATTCGAACCAGTCGTATCATTTATGACTCGTTACGGATATGTTGAACTAACTAACACTGCATCATCTTTCGGTAATGCGGCTGACTATTTAGGCGAGATTGCAGTTCAAAACTTAACATTCCAGTAAGCCGATTATTATATAATCAACTTATTGTTATAAGTTTAAGGAAGAGTCTATTAGGCTCTTCCTTTTTTTGTGGTTGCCCAAATTTGGCATTAAATACTTGACAACATATACCTTTGGGTGTATAATAGTGTTATAGTATGGAGTACATTTATGAGTAAAAGAATTTTTAGAATCGAAGCCGGCAGATATGGTGGCGAGTGTGTCATTGGAAAAGTAGACAAAGAATTTGTCGAGGCAATGCTTGAAGAAGACCAAGAAGAACTGATTGACGTAATAACAAGTGCAGAAGATGAAGACTTTAAGGGATTACTCCCTAAAGAAGATTACTATATGTGGGAATGTGATGACATAGAACATATCAATGCCGCATATGCTGACAGTGGATTCTTCATAACAGAAGTTTCTAACGAAGAAAGCAAATATGATTACTTTGAAACTGAAACTCCTTTAGAAGCAGTTATGTGTCTTTATGGTAGAGAAGCATACTCAATGGGCACATTACCTGATGATGAAGAAGATATCAAAGACGATGATAACTATGTTCCTACTTTAGCATTTCATAGTGGAGAGAAAGGTGGATTTGGTTGCTGGTTTGTAGAAACAGATGGCGAACCATTTGACAAATATAAATTCACATATGGTATTGTTGAAACTGATATGGGTGAGTTTATTGATACTGTATGGTATGATAAAAAAGAATTAGAAACAGACTATGATTACAACGATAGTACGGGCAAAGGTTATTATGCTGGTGTAGGTTATATGAACACTAAATGGCATGATCTCGGAGAGAAGTACACAGAAGGCGCTGAATACCTTAAGCAGTATTGGGAAGAGTTTGATGATGAAGTATTAGAAGCAAAGAAAGAAGCATCGACTACAGTAGCATTGAACATTTCAGCAGAAGAAATCGTAGGGGAAGTAGGTACGATTGAAAACCCAGGAGAAGTCGATCTCTCAATAGAACCTAGAACTGAACCACCTGTTGTTAGTCAAGCAGAAGCAGAATCATACAAAGATTTACAAGATCAACTAACAAATCTAAATGCTGACGGTAACTCAGGCATAGGAGAAGACGGCGAAGAACTAAATGGCTAGATGTCGCCCGGAAGACTGTAATTTAGACACAGACAACTTAACTATAATTTGGTACCACAATTATTCAGGTGGTAAATTTATGGCTAATTGTTTAAGTCTTTCCGATCATGGCTTGTTCGGTCATAAAGAAATGACAGAAGCACAACTCAAAGGAGAGTTCTCTCCAGATGACAAACTGAATTATCTTTTAGGACAACTATCTGAAATAGAGAAAGGAGTCTATTGGACTGATCTTAATATTACAGACAATAAATTTTTTGGTTTTGATAAAAAAGATTATATTGACCCTTGGAGAGGTATTACATATTTTGATTATGTTAAAGATGTATCCTATGGAGACCATAAATTTTTTATAGCATCACATTTTAATCCAGAGGTTATTGAGATTAAAAAGATTTGGAAGAATGCTAATATTATATTGTTTACTAATCCACATGACTATGTAGAAAAACGAGCAAAGAACGATCCGCAAATTAGAATCTTCTATGATCGACTAGAGTATTATGAAGAAAATTTAGCAGAGATGAGAACACTATCCAATGTTGTTTACGATTTTGATGTAAGAAAGTATGAATCTGAGACAGAAACTTTAGATGCCATTAAAGAAATGTATGATATACTAGGCATCAAAGGATATGATAGAGAAAAACTTGCTATATATTACAATCATTGGTATAATAAAATAGAAGAAATTAAATTGTAATTGTAGAATCAACAGACATCTCCATTTGTTTGTTTTCTTCTCTTATCTTCTTTTTCCTTATTCTACTGCAATTTGCACAGATAGTCAATATGTTTTCTTTTGATTTGTTTGCTGGATTCAAGTCTCTGTAAGCAATATCTAATTGAATCAAATCTTCAGGAACAAACCCACACTCAATACACATAGTATTCTTCTTTGGTATCTTCTTATTATATAATGCTTTAGCACAATCTACACAATATTTGTGCCATTTCTGAAACCCATGTTTACTTTTGCCGTTCGGTTTAACATAAGATATATTGCAACTAGTGCATTTTGGTCTGGGTGGCTGTCTTGTAAGCATACTTTTATTTATTAAAAAGTTCTGTAGGGTTCTTTTTTATGAGATAAATTTTATTATATCAGCATAAATACATCATATAACTAATGGAATCAACACATGGCCGCAGATAAATTTAATTCATTAACAGGGTATTCAGCTGGGTTACCACCAATAGACATAGTAGCCGCTAACGGAAATATAGTTACTAATCATAATTTTCCATCCGGCAATGTAACATCTAATACAGTAAGAGCAAATTTTTACTTTTATGCGAACGGTGAACCATTCTCAAGTAATGCGGCTGGAGCAAACACTCAAATACAATTCAATGGGGGAGTGTCCAACAATTTTGCGGCAAGTGCATCACTTACATTTGATGATGCTAATTTAATGTTATCAACACGAAACTTTACTGTAGGGGGAAATACTGCATTAGGTGATGTTACCAGTGTCGCTATAACAGGTGGAACAAACGGCTATGTCTTACAAACAGACGGAGCAGGAGCTTTATCTTGGACAGCACAATCAGGTGGCGGTGGCGGTGGCAATGGAACGCCAGGCGGAGCAAATACTCAAGTTCAGTTTAATAATGCAGGAGCCTTTGCTGGTGACGCAGGATTTATATATAATAATGCTACTGATCTACTAACTGTTACTCATATAGGTGGAGAAGGTGGTAACATATCCAATGTTACATATGCAAACATCACAGGTATAGGAAACATCTCTGTAGTCGATCTTACAGGTGCAACTGATACTGTTTTATATGGTAACGGAGTATTCGCAGATATATCAGCAGGAGCAAGTGCAAACTTTGCTAACTTTGCAGGTAACATTACACTAGCCGCTCAACCAAACATCACATCTGTTGGAACACTAACTACTCTACAAATAGGAGCTGGTGGATTATCAGTCACAGGAAACATCGGTGCAAGTAACATAGCAGTAACAGAAACTTCTACATTTACTGGCCCAGTAGTAATCAGTACTCTTGGTAATCTTACAATGGCAGGTAATGCAAACTTGCAGAACTCTCCTAACATTCAACTTCCAGTTGCAAACTTACATATTGACGGTGGATTAAACGGATATGTGTTAGCAACTAATGGCTCAGGCAATCTTTCATGGACTGTA